ATATTATATTATATATTTCAAGATCTGCCAATTGCTTATTGTCAATTAATTTTTTAGTTGTTGTTACTTTGTACACCGGACCAAATAAACCCTCAAGAACTAACTTATGAGTTTTCGTGCCATCCAAAGTGCCAGTAGTTCCTACTCTGTAAGGAGTATTAGTACATTTATTTAGTATACTTGTAAGTGACTTGGCCTTAAAATTATGAGCTTCATCTCCATAAATTACATCAAACATAGCAAAGAATTGTTTTGGTAGTTTATATAATGATTGCCATGTACTAATAACTACATCAAATTCATTAGATTTTTCGTGACCACCGTAAATACGATAGCAATGCTCTGAGGCTTTCCAACCATTGATACTAGAATAGTCTTGAAAATCTGAGTACAGCTGTTCCACAAGAGAAGTGGTCGGTACTAGAATAAGTTGTTTTCTGTCAGATTGTAAATTCCAACGAAGTAGACAATAAAGAATAAGAGATTTACCTGAACCCGTAGGGGAAAGTAATAAACGACGTCCATCGTGTATTGCCTGGTATACTGCATCTATTTGATAATCTCTAACCTCAATAGGTTCACCTTTAGATGCCAATTGTAAGGATAGACAAAATTCTTTAATTTGATCATATGTAACAGCGTCAGCTTGTTCTATATAATTAGAATAATCTATAGTATAATCTCGTTCTTTACAGAAGTGCTCAAGATAACTTTTTAGACCAACATATAACTCTTGGGTAAACATAGAGTAAAGACGAACTTTACCATCCCACATACGAGATCTATATAAAGGATGAAACTTCGCACCAGGAACATCAAACGAAAAATGATCGTTTAATTCTTGCCCAATGGAAGGTTCACACTTTACTTTTAAGTAAACTTCATCTTTTTTGGATAAAATTATATCAGCCATTACATCATGCCATTAGTAAATTTATTCCATTCAATAGCATTTTTAATATCCCATGTCCTACTATTTAAAGATCGAATTATTTGTTCTAATTGATACAATACCGTTTTAAAATACTCTACCTTATCCTGTAGTAAAACTAAGTCGTGGTCTACAGTTAAAAACTCATCCATTTCGTTCTTCAATGGTTTATTGCCTTGCCATTGATCCCAGCCTTCGTCTGTCAATTCCGTTTGAGTCATTTCGCCTCGGTAATAACGATACTTTTTACGTCGGCAATTTAAATAATCGGATTCTGTTTTGCGAAGATTTAATCTAGTAGATGATAGATAATTCAAATACTTGGCATGAAGGTTGGGTGTCCTTGCAGATTCATGGCCAAGATTCATCTCATTAATCTTACAATCCTCTGCCCAGGATTCTTGAAGATCTGATAATTTCATAATATAATTTACCTATCAACCGTTGATCTGAATAATTTGCTGGGGGTTACCTTGGAAATTAAATGAGCCATAGTGGTTCAATGAGATTGACGGGTCAAGCCAAATTTCACCACCTATATCTTGCCATCGACGACTGAAGGTATAATCTTCAGACAAATAACGCTGATCCTTTGGATCGATCATTGTATCGAAGAACGCATAAAAATGAGGATTCAACTCTGGAGGAGTATTCAAATCATTGTTATATTTTAGTTCAGGATACGCTACAATCATCTTGTCAATAACTTCTCGCTTAATCATCATAAAGCCTGTAGCTCCATCATGTAAACGAATCAAACCGTTTTCAATAGCAATTTGTTTTGCTTCACGGTTAATGAATTTAAAATTAATTGCATAGTCACTACCGAAAGATGCAATTTGTTGATCTGTATAAGCATCTTCTGTCTGTTTAACTGAATCGCGAATACGTTGCCAATTAACACCCTTTTTCGGATACGCACCAACTGCAACATCTTTATTATGTGCGACCAATTTAATAACGTCTTCAACTTGGAATTCGATATCCGCATCGATAAACATTAAGCGGGTAAAATTGCTTTGGATAAAATATGCAACAAGAACATTACGTGCTCGTGTTACAAGCGATTCATTTGCAATCGTTCCGAATGCAATTGGAATTTGGTGTTGATTACAAAATGTAAGCAAACGAATTGTTGATCTGAAATATGCTTCAGTTAATTGTCCGCCATAACAAGGAGTTGCAATAAAGATTTTCTCTTTTCGCAAGTCATCTAATTTGACTTCCATTTTATTTTGGTTTCCTTCGGCTGGGGTGCCTCCGGCTTTAGTGAGAGCAGGAACCTTAGGCAAAGCCATAGGTGTAATTTTCTTTTTAGGTTGATTCATAATAACTCCAATTTATATTATAAAGGTTGTACTTCGAAAATAGTATATTTGAACGATGCTATCGCAGTAAAATATTCTACGGTTGATGATGCTATATCAAAATCCAATGCTGCCAATGATGTAGGGAACAGGTTTTTAAATATTATATTTACTTTAGGGTTGTTTGTCGAGTCTAAAATCGTTAAAGTACCATCCGAGTATGCCAAAACTTCTTCTTTTCCTGAAGTTTTAGTAACAAATGGAAATCTACTAGGACGATTTTGTGTAAATGTAGCGAATTGATTATAATTGTCTGGGAACCCAAGAGCAATTAACCATCTGTACATTTCAAGATAATTTGACATATCTTCCGAAATCAAAAATCTAATTGAGAAATCGCCAAAATTCAACTTGTCACCAATTACGGGAATATCAACAAACGGGGTTGGTTGTACTGCAAACCCTAATTGTAAATCCGGAATATTTGCAGATTGACAATTAAAAGAAACACCTGGTAAATCTTTAATACTAAATCTAAATGCATTCGGTCTAAGATAGTCATTAGTCTTAGGTAACGAATTATAAAAATTTTGTTGAATTGTACTGATGTTTGCGGTAAATGCCATATGGATATTCCTATTTTGCTTATATATTTATACCCGTTGTAAAGGCGAAATACTCCAGATTGTTCAAAGACAAAAAAAGGGGAATTACTTCCCCTTTAAAGTCCGATCTTATTGTCGGTTGATTACATTAGGTTGATAACCTTAGTCTTACGATAGTACTGATTACGGGATGCTGTAAATGCATCTGCATCTGGTGTATAACCGTTAGAACCTGTAACATATGGGTTAGCGATCAAACCGTAACGTGTCTTGAAGCCGATTTTTGGCTGGAAGCTGTTAGGATCAATTGCACGAACCATTTGTAGAGGAACATATGGGCAGTAGAACATACCTGCGTCATAAGGAGAAGAACCCTTATAACCAACCATGTAGAACTGATTAGCAGCTCCTAGGTTTGCAGAATACGGATCAATGTAAACACGGAAACGACCGTTCAATACACCTGCGAATGTGTTGCCTGTATCATCAACATTTAAGTTTGTAGATAAAGCTGGAGTATAGTCTAGAACACCAGACATAGCTAATGCACTTGCAACGTCTGCAGAACAAACGATGAAGTTACCTTTTCCTCTACGAGTATCTTGTGCAATGTGATTAGCATCGCGTTCGATATTGAATAGAAGACCTTTGAAACGTTCAACTGACCAGCGACCGTTAGAATCAACGTCTAAGTCAAATGTGCCTGCTGTTGCTGTTGCAGGTGAACCGTTTTTAGCAACTCTGTAAATTGTTCTAACAACTTCACGATTAATCTCAAACATGAATTCTTGTGACAAGATGTTTGATAATTCTGCTTCTGCGTCCAAGCCATGAATTGCTTTCAAGTCTTGTGCCAACTCAACTGTGTATTCTGCTTTCAATGCTCTTGACTTAGCAGTAACTGTTGTCTTGTCAATAGAGAAAGACATCTCACCAAATGTGTCTTGAGATTCCATTGATGCTGTCATTGTAGCATTACCAGTGTTGTATGTACCTGATACTGGGTTGCTACCTGTTGCGTCTTGGTGTGAGCTTGAGAATGAAGTATTAGCTTCATTGAACAATGCTTCTGTACGTCCTGCTAGAGTTCTATCTGAACCATAGTTTGATTTCATTGCGAAAATCAAGCCTGTTGGGCCAGTCATTGGTTGTACACCGCAAATGTCATATGCCATTAGGTTAGGCATTGCACGACGAACCAATCCGATTAGGATAGGATCATACTTGTCAATACCACCAGTTGCCATAATGTTGTTTGCTGGAGTCTCGAATAGTGCTTGACGTTCTTCACGTAAAGACTTTTCTTGGTTCTCTAACAATACAGCTGTTACTTGACGCTTGTAGTTGTCTTTGATTTGTGGAAGATCTGGGTGGTCAAGAATTGCACTCCATTTCTGTTGAATACTTTCTGATAAAAACATTTTATGTCTCCTTGTTGTGACTTTGTAAATGACTTATTTTATTTATAAGTTATTGTCTTTTGATTGTTCGGGATAAGGCTTGTGCATAAGTTGAAACAACATCGTTGCCGCCAGTATGTGCTTCAGTACCTGTTTCTTCTATTAGTGCTTGCTTTGCTGATTCTTTAACAACAGCATCGCGAGGGAAATAATTTTCCTTGATAACGGAAACTTTTTCCTTGTAAAGATCGACATTATCAAACTCTACACCTTCTAAAAGCCTAGATAATTTATTAACTTCCGTGTCCGCAAGATCTTTGGACATTTCTTTAATGATCATCTTTTTCTTAAGTTCTGTAAGTTCGGAATTTAAACCAACATTGCTGTTAATCTGTCCGTTAAGGCTTTCTTCCAACTCTGTTACTGTAACTTGTAGTTCACCAATTACATCATATTTTTCTTCAGGCACTTCAATGTAATGTTCTTTGAAGAGCGCCT